TTACATATTTTTAGTATTATCTACTATCTTATCTAATTTCGATCCTAATTCAAGGATAGGCTTTGTGTATTTTACGATATCTTCCAAATAACCGTTAGTAATCACATGCTGATTCAAGATGTTACCCAACGTAGCATTGCCCTCCGTTGAAATAGAAACCAAAGATCCTATGCCGACAACAACATTTATCATCTGGCTCTTTATTTCCTCATTTGAAACCTGCAATGCTGTAAACCTACCGCTTAGTTCTCCTGCATCTTCATGTGTCATTTCAGTGCCAAACTCTCTTGATGAAGAAGATTGGGAATAGGATTCCTGTGAAATCTTGTCATATCCGGTTGCGGCAGCAAGCTCATCACGCAGTTTCATGGCTTCATCCACATACTTCATATATTCATCTTGCAAGGCTTTCCTTTCCTCTTCGGTCAGCTCGTTATCCTCCATGCTGGCACCAAACTTTTTCCACCATTCCTCCAACTTTTCACTGTATAACTCACCAATCTTATTGGAAAGCATGGCACGCATAAAGTATTCTGATATATCTTCCGATGCTGCCTTCGCATCGTATTTCATATCCATAAGATTGTCTACAAAACTATCATACATAGAATCAAATGACATTCCAGTCAGACCCTCGTAAAGTTCATTCGTCAGTTCTTCCAACGTACCAGCTTGATCAATATAGTCATTCAACTTATCAGTCAGACGATCACCGTATCCACCTTTGCCGGTATTCTGAATGGTTTCCCACATATCTACTGTCTCACGGAGCATTTTCATTTCTTCTGGGGTAAGATTCCAGATATCACCATTCCAATCACGACCAATCTTTCCACTCAGACGGTCTATCTGTTCCTGAGAAAAACCGCCCCAATAATAATTCCAACTATGATGAGAACCAGAATAACGTGCTTGTTCCTGCGCTATACGCTTATAATTATCAATAGTTTCTTTTTGATACTTATAAGCATCCCGGTATGCGGCAACAGACTGCGTTCCCTTGCTTGCCTTCATTTCGTCAGTCAAGTCTTCAATGGCAGTTTGTAACGTTTCGTTACGGTCTGTCAATCTGTTGATAGCTTCCTCGACCTCTTTTTTATTACCGCCAATACCAAACAAAGAATTAAAACCACCGAAAGAAATCGCATTAAGGATATTACCTATTCCATTTTTCAATGAATTCCCAATTGTAACAAACAAGTCTCCAGACAAAACATCACTGATAATCCCACTGACCGCATTTAGAACAGCATCAAGCAGACCACCGACAAGATCACTCAATCCGTCTTTGAGTACGTCAATAATAGACAAAATCCATCCGACAATGGGAACTTCTTGAAGCGATTCCGATGTCTTACCTATGACGTCCTTGAATCCGTTCACGGTTTTGATAATTCCACTATATGCGTTATACAACCCTCCGGATGAAATCTGCTGCAAGCCTCCCAACAAATTTTCCATACTTGCTTTCAGTCTGGTGGCGGTATCAGTCACATTACGCTGGGCCTGATTGGCGATATCCGTCTGTGTCTTTACATTGGCGGATGCAATGTCAGCATTCTGTCGTGCTATATCAAGGGCATTCGCTGTAACCTGCTTTTCTTCTTCTGTTCCACTCTTCTGTGCTTTGGCGTAATCATCCTGTGATTTCTTTAGTTTTTCCAAAGCGGCTGTTTCAATCTCTATGGCATTGATACGGTTTTGTTCGGCTGTATGATAGGCTTTTACATCCTCTCCAAGTTTCTTGAAGTTGACTCCACTTGTACCACCCAAAGACTTTTCCATCTGGCTGATGGCGTCAATCAATGATTTCTGGCTTGCCTGATCGGAGTTCTTGAACTTGTCAGTCCGTACATATTTTTTTGCTTCGTCCAAGGCAGGCTTTACCATGTCGGAAAACATGGAACCAAACTCACCAAACACAGTAACCCAATCTATATTGGCTTTTATGGCTTCCGTTTCCTTGTTCTGTATGGCAACATCACGTTGTTTCTCCAGCAACTTTACTTGTGCACTATTAGCACCGCTTTCTTCCTGCGCTTTCCTTATTTTTTCCGAATACTCTTGGGCGATAGCCAATTTCTGTTGCTGAAACGTGCCATATTCTTTCAAGTAATCGTTCAAAGCCTGTTGTTCGGCTTTAAGTTGCTCCTTGGTTACATTAGTAATATATTTATCCCTCATGCTTTCGGCATTGGCATAAGCTTCCGAGATTTCCCGTGCCTGCTTGTCGGTCAACTTGCCATTACCGGCTTTGCTCCATTCTTCCTCCTGTTTTCTTATCGCATCAAGCTGTTTTTGATAATCAAAGTCAATCTGTTCCAACTTCTTTTCCGTGCCTTCTTTCATCAGGTTGATTTCATCCTGTTGGTTCTGACGGCGAAGTGAAAGAAGTTGTTCGTCCAGCTTTTCCTGATTTTCCTTTTGCTTTTTTGCTAGATTTTCCTGTCTGGTCAGTGCGCTTCCAGTTACTCCGCCCAGATCCTTGTATGCCTTTTCGGATGCCTCCATCTTATCTTTGGCTTCTTTCACCTGTTTCGATGTAGCCGTCTGATCTTTGATTAATGACTCATACCCTTTTTTCGCTTTTTCCCATTCGGCTTTAGCATTTGCCAAATCTTCCTGATATGTAGTTTCTTTTGTTTCCTGTCTGTTCTCAACTTCCAATTGGGCATTGATTTCCGACAAGACATCCTTTCTTGCGTTTGCCAATTCATTTTTCAGGTCTTCGATACGCTGTGACTGAACCTTCATTTCGGAACGGTTGTTCTCCTTCTTAGCTAAATTATAAGCCCATTCCGCACTTTTTATCTGTTGTTCCAAGGACTCGACTATAGCCTGTTTTGACTGTGTTCTGGATTTTACAACTTCTTCATTATATGCCTTCCAAAAACCAATCAAATCCTGTATATGACCTTTCTCATCAACATATTTCCTAAAGAGTGCTGGGTATAGTTCCTCAATATCTTTTAAAGCTTTGAGTTTAGTAACATCGGCTTCCACCTCGCTATTAATGGTGCTAACAAGACCTTCCAAAGTACGTTTCCGATCTTCCTCGTCCGTGTTGAGTTTTTCTATTTTCTTGTTATATGAATCTAAAGCACGTTCTGCTGACGTTGTATTATCGGATAACGACCACATTGCAGCTCCAAGCCCTACAACAGCAGTTGCCAATAACACATACGGATTAGTAAACATAACAGCGTTCAAAGCTTTTTGTGCCGTTGTTTGCAAAACCAGCCATCCGTAGTGGGCACGTTCGGCAATAGTTAGAGCGGCAATACCTGAAGCTTGTAAAGCTTGCAAAGCCGTGACTGTCATCACAGCCACTTTATATACGCCATAAGTTGCTACAAGACCAACAAGAACTTTTCCCACTTTCTCATAATTCTCAACCAAATAAGAAACACCGGACAGAGCTTCGTTTATAATTCCTTCATTGGCTTTCCCTATCTCATTGAACATGGTGGAAACAGCATCCTCTATATTAGAAATTTGCCCAGTGATTGTCTTGGACTGTTCTTGCATAAGGTTGTAGAACATTCCTCCCTCATTTGTAAGGTTTTGGATGACTTTCTGGACTTCCGGGAATCCCACTTTCCCTGCTTCAACTAAACTTTTTACTTCTCCTTCTGCTACTCCGAATACTTTTGCCAATTCGCGAATCATAGGAATACCACGACCTGTAAACTGATTTAAATCTGCGGTATATAACCGTCCTTGCGTCATGGTAGTACCATACAAATACACAATATCACCAAGTGGCTGAGAAAGGCCGGCGGCTATGTTTCCAAGACGTATCAAGTCGTCATTTACGTTTTCAACATTTTCTCCATAAGCAAGAAGTTGTTTAGCTCCATTTGCTACGCCTTGAAGGTCAAAAGGAGTGGTAGCAGCCGTTTTTACCAATTGCTGCATGAGGGCATTAGCCTTATCCTCACTGCCAAGCATTGTCTTAAATGCAACTTCCAATTGTTGGAATTCTCCTCGGACTTGTGCAATATTTGAAATTAATTCTTTTGCAGTAAAACCAGCTCCGAATGCTGCGGCAGCTCTAGTCATACGGTTAAACAGTTCTTCAATACCTAAACCGCTTTGCTCTATTTGCTTGGACGTGTTTTTTACACCATTCTCTACTTCACGAAGTCTACGTAAGAAATTAGAATTATCACCTGTAATGTCAAAATGTATTCCAGCCATAGGTCTTTTCGATAGAAATAGTTCCGTGCAACATCACACGGCATTGCAAATATAACAATAAATGACATAGTTAGAGTCACAAAACACACAAAATATATTCAACGGTTTATTTTCCCATCTTTAATTTTGTTTATATTATTATATAAATATATATTTGTAAAATATTACAACGTAAAAAGCAGAGCAATGGATTTTAAGGATCAAGTTGTACGGCTATCTGATAATATAAAAAAACAAAAAGACAAGATAGCTACAGAAGAAGCTACAAAAAACGCATTTATAATGCCAATGATTGCAGCCTTAGGATACGATGTTTTTAACCCTTTTGAAGTCGTGCCTGAAATGGATTGTGACTTAATAAAGAAAAAAGGAGAAAAAATCGATTATGCCATAATGAAGGATGAAAATCCTATACTTCTTATAGAATGCAAACACTGCAAGCAAGACCTAAACCTGCATGACACCCAACTACAAAAATATTTTGTAGCGTCAAAAGCCCGTTTTGGCGTGCTTACCAATGGGATAGAATATAGATTTTACACCGACTTGGAGAAAATCAATATTATGGATGAGAAACCTTTTCTTATCGTGAACATGCTTGACTTATCAGATGCGGATATAGAGCAACTAAAGAAATTCCATAAGTCATATTACAATGAAGAGGATGTTCTAAGTACGGCAAACGAATTGAAATACACGACAGAAATAAAATCAATATTGAATAACGAATTTGCATCACCTACAGCAGAATTTGTTCGATTCTTCGCACGTCAAGCCTATACTTCAGGTCAAATCACATCGAAGGTGATAGATATGTTTACACCACTCGTAAAGAAATCCATCACATCTGTTATTAATGATATTATTTCAGATAGACTAAATACAGCTATAAAAAACAGCGAGCAAACATCTGACTCACTCCAAACGATAGACAATACATCCATAAATACTTCCACAGAAGATACAGAAGAGAAACTCCCGGACGGAGTTGTATACATGGATAAAGAATCCGGTGTCGTAACAACACAAGAGGAATTAGATGCCTACAACATCGTAAGAAGCATTTTAAGAAAAAGCGTGGATGTGTCACGCATAACCTATAAAGACTATAAAAGTTACTTCGTTGTAAATATCGATAACAGCCAATGGTTCTGGATATGCCGTGTTTCTATCGGAGCAAGAAAAAAGCAAATAGGAATACCGGCAGACCAATATAAGAGTTGTGAATGGATTCAGATTGACAACATGGATGATATATTCAAATATGCAGACAGACTTGAAGAAGCACTTAAAATGGCAATAAAAAGTTGTGAACATTAAAATTAACATTAGTATTTACATTATGAAGAAGAAAGTTTTATTTTTACTGACCGTATTTCTTTATTCAATAACAGCTTTTGCTCAAGAAAAAAAAGAAGTTATCATTAAAGCTGGTACAATTGTTCCTTTGGAATCCATAAGTAATGTCAGAGCCTCCAAAGCACATGAGGGGCAGAATATTGATTTTAAAGTTTCCAGAGATGTTATCATAGACAAGGTTGTAGCCATACCGGCCGGAACTATAGCCAAGGGGGTAGTGTATGAGGCGAAAAGATCTGCATGGTTTGGAACCAAGGGAAGATTAGGAATCAGGATGCGCTATTTAACTTTGCCATCTGGTGATAATGTGAACTTCTCATCATCTGAAGTATATATAACAGGAAAAAACAGGACTCCTTTATCTGTTGTAATATTCTGCTGCACCTGTATCCCTCTGCCTTGTGGTTCCAAGGCTGAGATGAAAATCGGTTATGAGTTTGATGCATCAGTAGCAAACAATACCGTAGTAATAGTAGAATAGTCATTTTCTGATTATCCTATTTCACCGATAAATCGCGAGAGTTTTTGTATAACCCTCGTGATTTTTTTGCCTTTTATTTATCGCACTGTTCTATTTGTCGTATTTAATCCCATTTCATGGCTTTGATTTTTGCCATATTTGCAGGGTCATCGGCATTGATGATATCACGGTCTTGAGGTATGTTAACTCGCTTACGTTCCTCGTCAGACAAATATATGGACGTTACGGAATCGGCAAGGAGCAATTGTAAATTGGCATAGCTAATACCCCAAACAACATATTCAAAAGTCCATCCGTATCGTTGACAAGCTGTATCTATCAATGTGCCATATATGCTTTTGCCGCCAAATGTAAGAGAATTATTATCCTTCTTGGCTCTCATGGCTTTTGCTTGCCATTCTTTTTCCTTATCTATTCCAAGGTGTTTTATATATGCTGATATGTCTCTTTCTGACAATACCATAACCAATAGTTGTGCCATACTGTCATTATCTATTTCTTTATAGAAGAAATTACATCTTTCTTGTACAAAATCATAATCAAACAATTCTTCTTTCTTATTGATGGTATGATAGGACAAAATACGGCACACGCTTTCTTTTTTTTCCTGACATATTCTCAACGCTTCCATATACGGATTAGCCTTGATAATTTCCAGATTTATGCCAAGACACTCCACAAGCCTTGATATTAGGTATGTTTTTCCAAGAGTAACCGGATATAGATAAAACTGACGTTGATTTACTTTAAAACCATGTGGACGTTCAATTATAGTATCCGCAATGTCCATGTCTATAAGTTTCCCATCTTCTAACATAACGGTTCTTGTTTTTTTAATTAATGCCGGATATCTTCACAGACAACCGGCATGAAAAGACATATGAATAACAAACCAAATTTTCAAAATCGAGCGGAAACACAGATCCAAACTGTAACCTAATGCCTGGTAGACATACGTGCATCCATTACACCATTTCCGCAATACACGTGGGTATAAAGCCCCCACGGCAGGCTATCATCCTGAAAAACTATCCACCTAACTAGGATTAGGAGCAACTTCAAATTTATCTCCATCTCCAGATTCATCTTCTGGGTCACATTCAACCTTAGTCGGCTTACCAGAAGTAGGCGTTGTTATAATCTTACCCCATTGAATCTGTTTTTTGTCCGAACCCGGCTTCAAAGCATCAAAGGTATACGCCCAAATACCACCATCTGCCGCTGTAAATGAATCCTCAACAGAAACGGTAGTTTTTTCCATACAGAATCCCTGAACATCAGGATCTTCAGGCTGTAAAGCAACAGCATAATTATGTGCTACCACTCCATCACTATCACTTATAGGACGCTTACGCCCTTTTGCAGCACGAATATTGAAAGTAAGATCATAGGTGTTTTTTCCATACTTTACATCCTCGTTCTCTCCTCCTTCAATCTTTGCTTCTTTCTTGTCACCTTTTGTCGTTGTCAACTGTGTGGAATCCTCTACCGGAGTAGGCAATTCTTCCCATGCAGGTGATACTGCATCAAGGTCTTTAATAAAAATACGGGGCTTACCCCATCCGATTACTGCCATAGTTCTATATTGCTTAATATAGTTAATACTTATTCGTTATTTATCTCAATATACAGCTTGTTGTTGATGAAATGTTCCGTGTGTCCATCCTCAAAAGAAACACCGGTAGACATGACTTTTTGACTACATTCTTTAGGAACTGTATGAAACTCTTCTTTACGTATATAAAAGAGAAACTTACACAAGTCACACAATTCCCCTATACGGAGTGTATGCTTTTCCCATGCTTTTGTTCTAGAATTCCATTGGTCCCTAACATAAACATTGACATTCACATAAGCTCGCTGGATCTGACCGCATCCCTCATTGGCAAGTACAGATATGACAATATCCTCCTTGTCCGATTTATCTGGTCTACCCCTATCACTCAATTTCCCGGTTACACTTCTTTCAAGGATTGATCCTTTAATCTTGTGATATACAAATTTTGATATTTCAATGTCCGATTTCATCATTTAGCAATCTGTATCTTTAATTTTTCAAGCATCTTGGGTACTTGGTCTATTGCCCATAGCTCCGTTGACGCAAGCACATCCTTGTTATCCATCGCTTCCACATATTCAGCATAATTCATTCCGGCAACAATAACAAGAGCATAGTCATTGGAATATCTTCTAGCCAGTTCTTCTGCTAAGTCTTTGCCGACTTTTACACCTTGTGAACCCTGCTTCACCTGATTAAAGTCTGAGTATTGGATAATACTGCCATTATGGGCTATTACATAGCCAACTGAGCTACGCAAATTACCAGACTGATCATACCAACTTTTATCACCACCTCTATCACGTACCCTGATAACACATTGTTCTCCAAGATACGACAAAGCGCGTATTGTTAGCCTTTCAACCCGTTGTGCCTCCCTCATAAGTGTATTATGAATTTCATCAAGTTTGGTAGCCATTCTTATACCCATATCCTAAACCCAAATTTTGCACTGAAGCTGGTAACGATGAAAACCTTTCACTTCAAATTCTCTTTCTATTCCTCCGAGCAGACTTATCTTGACTCTATCTCCTATTGTAAAAGCACGGCAGTTTGCTGGTATATTACAAACCTCATAAGAGTATTTACGTATTATGCCATCTTCAAATTCCCTTTCATCCGATTCACCGGCAGGAACAGCATCACAGGGAATTTCACCTTCCCAATGTTCTTCACCTGAATGGTAATCTCCGTTTTCATCCTCATATCCTGAAGCAGATACAAGGTATTGCAAACGATGTGGATTTCTACTCAAAACAGCCATACTACAACAAACAATCACCTACATATACCGTTGGTTTTGCCTCCAGTTCTACTAAAGGTTCACCAATAGTCTTGTAAATGGAGTTAACACGTAAAAGTATCCGTTCTTTATCTTTATCAGATAAAGCCCCGAAGGACTTGTCTGCTTCAGAGAAATTGATAGCCTGGACCAAAGACCAAAGACAATCAGCTAAAGCTCCCTGGTATTCGTTAGAATGATCTATATCATAACCAAAATCATCATCACCATTGAGATTACGTTTAATCATCACATTCTCTACAAAACCGATAGAAATCGGATAGTGTATTTCGTCTACGAGAGCTTGCTGTATTGTCTTCATGGCTTATTCTGATTTATGAGATTCAACTGCGGATTTCAATTTCGCTTCGTCAAAGTCATTCAGCCTGTTCACGGCGGCAATCAGCTTGTCATCTGCAATAGTTGAAGCTAGATTTTTGCCTGTTATTTTATTGAATTCCTTGACAAACTCCGGCTTCTTGTAAGTATTTCCCCAAATAGTGATTTTCACATCCGTACTGTCAGAAGTTTCAGCTGAGGTATCTACCGCCTGAGCTTCCGAAATATCAAGAGAGTAGATTTGATCCACGTTCTCAATAACAGAGAGCACAAGAGCCTGCCCACTCGTAGTTTCGGTAAACGGCTCCGTTGTTCTGTAACGGCTGATGAGTTTGTACTCATCAACGGTTGAATAAACAACACCCTCTACCGGATTTGTCTTTTCCGCAAGCGTTCCCCACACCAAAGCACCGACTTCTTCTGTGGTAAGGAAAATCAACTTGTTCTGGTTCCACGGCTTGTACGGTTTCCTTTTGCCGTTCTTCTCTGAGATGATTGAACGGTCAATTTTCAGGAAAGCAACCCCGTTGTTATCATCCGCAAATGCTTCGTCAAACAAAGATGCTGTCGGAACAGGGAGCTTTGTATTACTGTCAAAAGTCTGACCACGATAATTGGCTACCAGTTCTTTTGCCCCTTGCGTCTGACGCAACTTGTTGTAGGTTGACAATGCAATGCAGATAGTGATGATTGTGTCGCCGTTATTGTCAGCATAAGCCAATACACGCTTAATGTCATCAAGCGTAAGCTCATTCTGCGTCTCAACACCAAAACAGTTTTCAGGCAGATAGCCGAAATTGATACGCAAAGCCGTACCGGTATTGTTTTCATCCTCCACAGCTACAATACCATTAGACAATCCGGTCAGGAAGTTCGCTTCATTCTGTTCGTCAATACCGACAGAGCAAGCAATCGGGTCGGAAGTCAGCTTATTCGCGATGTTCGTCCATTCCGCACCTTGCGCTTTCATTATGTTAACGGCATTGATATCCGATTCAAACATGATTTTTTTCATACCGATTTTCGGCAGAGAACCATTGGCGTGAGCAATGGCATCGCGGCTTTTAATCGGAAGTGGCGAGTTCATCGACACCATGTCGGCTGCTACATAAGTAGTGTTTACCGCAGCGTTAGACCATTTCTGGTCTGCCGAATAAACCTTTCTCAACATAGATTTATGCAAATAGGTGCGTTTGTTGTCACCGTTCCGCTTGCCGTTCACTGTATCTACTACATTCTGGAGTCTCGGAAAGATTTTTCTGATGTACTCCACAAATTGTGATTGTACCATTTTTTACCTCCTCTTTTAATCGTGCATGAATACTAATCCAGGCAACTCCGTCTTCATTGCAGTTTTGATATTATCCACTGAATACGGACTTGCTTTATCATTCACTTCACCATTGTACATGATTGCTGCTAAAGGAGCATCCTTTGTAACGCTTCTTACCAATACACCTACATAATGATGGCTACTGGGCAATGTATCATATTGATCATAATTCGATGCTTTTAGCGGCATAGGTTTGAATAGTGTTTCGTCATCATCTGATGCGATAATAACATGACCAGCCTTAATTACATCATATGGATAACCACTGACATCAAGCGTGCGACCACCAATGATACCAGCACCGTATCGTCTGATTACAACCGAATCAAGACCAGAAGTAATCACCTGCAATTCACTTGCTAAATTTGCTGTTGCACCCATTTTTAATACTTAGTTTTTTGTTAATGTTTAGAATGTGTCAGCCAACGCTTTGATTTCAGCGTCACTAATCACTTCATCTTGTTTTCCCGAACTTTTACCACTTGCGGCAGGCGGATTAGCCAATGTAGACAAACCTGCATCTGCACATTCTTGGTTGTAATTCTTCAGGTCTTCCTCAACTTCCGAATAAAACTCGTCAAACTCCTCTTCGGTTTCAAATTTCATGCGGTCGAAACTTTTCAGGATGCGACTGCCGAAAGAACCCGAATCTTTGAGCAACTCGTTGAGCTTGGATTTTCTTGATGTAGTGACTTTTTCACCTTTCAACACCGAAATTTCATTGGTAAGTGTATCAACCTTGTCAAGCAATCCCTTTGCCCATGCTGGAGCATCATCATTACTTTTATTCTGTTGAGGATCATTTTTGTTTGAACCCGTCTGACGATTGTTTGAAGTGTTCGATGATGTATCATCGCCGTCATCGGTTTCGTCATCGTCATTCTTTTTGCGGTTTTCTTCGATTACTCGATTTGCAAAAGACTGGCTGACTTGCAGGTAGGGGAGAACCGCATCAATAGCTGCTTCAATTTCTGCGTTTACATCCTCATCGGAGGCATCATCTGTGGAGGTTAGGTTATCGGCAATTCTAGCAGCGATACCCATCACCTCTTTTTTATTGAACCCGAACGCCTTCACTTTCGGTTTCAATTTCAACAAAACCTGTTGTTTTCTATCCATTGTACAATGTTTTAATTAATAAAAACGGCCTGCAAAACATTACATGCAAGCAGACCGTCAACCTTCTTAATCATACATTAAGAGCAATGAATGTATTCACGACAAGTTCGGTTGCATGTAACTTCACATGCTTTATGCAAATATACGAAAAGTGATTCTTTTTACTTCACCTTAATTGTTAAACTATTATAATAAAACACATAGTACGAAAATAATCTTGTACTCCGTGTTATGAAACTGAATGTATCTGTATATAAGTCGTTATTATTTAAGATATGACGGGTTATCCTTTAAAAAATATGGCAAAGTTCCATTTCTCTTTGCATCTGCTATGCGTTGGGAATTTGTGCCAATCCACTGTTTAAATGCATTCGGTACATCCTTGACTTCATTCACACTTTCAGTCGTAGATTCACTTCTACCATCCCATTCCCAAAACTCTTCTTCTGTTTTAAGGATAGGTATTTTATAGCATAAATCATTCGGATGCCAGCCAGTCCAAACGAAATCTTTAGGATATTTACCTGCTAACCTATCGCATATATCCCCATGTGGCATACGGTGATGATGTGAAGAGCTTAGCTTTATTTCGTACCCCACAACGAAATCCATTTGTTTCCAACGCTCATTTTCAGCAGTCCGGTAAGCCATGTTAATTTCAGATCGAGCCAGTCGGATAGAACGGTATTCGCAATCCTTTAAATGTTCTGCACTACCATACTTGTCTTTATAATCTTTTTGCAGTGATGGAAAATCAAGCAGATATTTAGAGATTTGTTTACTCAAAGTAATAGCACTTGTTCCTTTCTGAATAGCGCAAGATATAGCTGCTTCAAGTTCTTGTTTATAAATGGTGGATTGTTGCCAGAGTTTGGCAGAGACATTAAAGCCTTTATCCTTGCGGTTTTGGAACGCTTTCAAAGCATCAGAGTTTACTTGATATAAGACTTTGTATTTTTCCCCATCAACTTGGGCATTATAAGCCCTTAGAACTTTATTTGCCATCAAGTCTTGCACTTCATTACTATTTTTCCATTCTTCACTAATACCTCGATAGATAATCGTATGAATATAATTAACAAATTGAGCCTGTATATCCTCTATCTGTTTTTTAGTCTGTGGGTAATCAGACCATTTAAAAGGATTTTCACTATCAGATGAATAATCAGTGCGTAATACAGTTTTAGCAGCTTCCAAATTCAGAACATCATATATATGCTCCACTAAAGCTACATATTTATTCAGCCTTGTGTTAAGCTCTTGATATTTCTTCTTTTGATTCGGAATCTTAGGTTTTGACATATTGGTTTGTTTTTAATCTATTTATTAGAGTAGGCAGAAAAATCACGGGGATAAAACAAAAAATATTTTTCTGTTTTTAAGATTGACTCATTTCTTATTGAACTTGTCACATACGTCACGGTTAAGAAAGCGACTGGAAGTGAAAAACGGACAACGGCACATGAAGAACTCACCTTTCAAGTTCTTCTCGTGCCGGTCATAGCTATGCACGCAATCCCGACAATGATACTTAGATTGTGTTATTACTTTTTTTGCCATATACAAATTTGTTCTTTCTTTTATCAACCATCGGATATAAATAATGCTTCACTATAATTTTGCCACAGATAGGACAATCTTGTACTACATATTCTACCGTAATTATCTTTGAATGTCTTTTCATATTTATCCCTCCTCAATTCTATCAGGTGCCGGCATTTCCAGCAGCCTGATAGCCTTAATCGTTTTTCTACCTTCTAAAATAGCTTTGCATAATCTATGGTATCCATCTGCTATTTGTCCTACTTCATCCAGTATAATAGGGTAGTCTAAAGAACAATCACGAACACGTTTGCATTGAAAGATAAAACTATGAAGCTGGCTGCACTCAAACGGTTCAACAGTCAGGTCTATATTCCACAATGGCATATCACGTACAGGGTATTCCTTTGCTTTCGCGAAATTATAAAGTGTCTGGGCTTTCCATACTTTATTTCCTCTAAGGTATTCGCTTTCGGCAAAGGTCATATTATCTATTGGTACTTTCATGTTATTCCGCACTTTCAAATAAACCGTTCATTCTTGATTGTTTTGCTTGTAAATCCATCGCATCTTCTTTATGTATCTGATCCAAAGTTGCCTCCGCATTATTAGAACCAGCTTCTCTAATAGTTTGCAACTGGCTCTTGATTGGCTTGCCACCATTCTGTTTTATAAGTCTATCAGTCATTGCATCCTCGTCCATTTGGATAAACGGAGTAATGACATGCTCAACTTCTACATTGTCAATCTCTTTAACCCATGAAGTATTCATGCTTTTCAAGAAAGCCTTGATTACACTGCATTCACGCTCAAACGATTCTATCCAATCACCACTTTCATCACCTACTTTCAGATGGGCATCAGTCAGCAAGGTCTGTCTAGCATCAAACCCGATATTTCCTAATGCTTTCATGTTCTCGAATGATATATCCGGAATTTGTGATTGCGACCAGAATAGACTAATCAGAGTACTTACATGGTACTTTAGTGCTTCGATAGCCTGAGACCATGAAACATAAGACACATCACCTCCATTTTCAACACGGAATATCCTACGGCTTTCCCCCTTATCTTCTTTTCCTTGTGTAGCCCCTGCAATTTTAAGGATAGGAGCACTGTTGTAGGCGATAACATCACTATTACGAGAAAGGGTATATTCTATCTCATTACGCAAATAAGACAAACCATGATAAATAGGAACTGGGCGATGAACATAAACACCGGGGATCTTCAATATAGCTATTGGTTCCGCTTTGATTTGTTCCCACCCAGATCCTTGCTGCTTCCACTTGTAATGGATCTTAGAAGTATATGTTTCAAAAAAAGCAATTTCTTCGTCCTTGACTTTCTTCTTGTATTCAAAAGACATAGCAACCATATCTCCCAACTCGTCAAACAACGGATACAGCCCGACGCCCTCCATCGGGGAATAGGTCTTGCATTTCAGCTTAAATTTACTTTGAAAACCATATAGAGAATTGGGATTTTCAACCGTATACCAAATGGTAAATACCTCGCATGACGCAAAATAGGCGTTGCCACGTTTAATATTCTCACTGTCTATACGAGCATACTTGTATATATTCTCAATTGCTTTCGCTATTTGTTGGCGAGTTTCATTGTTCTCAATATTATGATAGACACGTTTTACTGGAATGGAAAACATAAACTCTGTCATCCGTTTTGTAAGGAGTTTTTCAAGACCGATATAAATACGGGAAGCTTTTTCTACCGTACCATCAGATTTTACCTTATCTTTTCGACCAATGTTATCATTTACTATCGAATGCAATGTTGGTTCATAGTCTTTAATAAGATTATCCCATGAGGGGACATAGACTGACTTTCCTTTTAAGTCGTTGATGATATTATCAACCGGGCGCGTAATGTCTAATATAGCTGTTATTTCGTCCATAAATATAGTAAAGTGTCACTTGACACCTTTTTTTATATTGATTATTTAGATAGGAATTTATTCACGAAATATATTTGTCCTTTGCCGGTTACTTTGGTAGTGGTTGTTACCAATACCGAACCATCCGGCTTGGTAATTGATGTTTTCTTCAACTCAAAAAGTCCCAATTTCATAGATTTCTGCGTTGGCTGATTATAATAATCACCTTTTTGGCAAAGATAACCGTTCTCTCGCATCCAACCGAACAAACGGTTCTGACCGATATTCACTCCGTTCTGTTGGAGAATTTTTGCCAATTCAGCAATAAGGCACGAACGTTGAGAGGTACATACAGCATCGGCAAAAAGGACTTTAGGAGCATCTTTTTGGATCTTCTGCTCAGCCTCTATAAGACGCAGCTCTTTTCGTTTCAGTGTTTCTTGTGCCACAATAAGCGCACGTGCCATGATTTCTTCTGGAGTGTCGTCCATTTTGGTAGCGATGTAGCCACCTGTCTTACGGATACATGGCAACACTTCGCTTGTTACCCATTTGCGGAACTTTTTAGCTTCAGGCTTACGACTATCCAATATTGTATCATACAAACCATCCTCATCAACAAAATTTGCATGTTGGATTCCACCGGCTGTTTCAAGGGGATACTTTGAAAGTACATCCTTATCTAATCTTTGCGCTACCTTACTGGGAATCAAATCCAAAATCTGGCATACATCTGCCAAGCAAAAGAAAGGTTCGTTATTTTCACCCATCGCAATTCTTACCTTTCCGAATTGCTCATTCTCAAAAATTTTAATTGTGTTCATAATGTAGTTCCGTACTCCTTCATACGGTGATTAGTTACACATGATACTGCTCCAAAAAGGAACCGGATAGCACAATACGTACTACCCGGTAACGTGAAGGAGCACGTTAGCATCAAATGCTATGATGCAAATATAATAAAAGTGGCTGTAAAAATGTCATATTCAACAGAAAAACTTACCTTAAATACAATATTTTATATTATCTGTTTGTATTTGGTACTATTTTTAGTACCTTTGCATAAACAAACGATTATGGGTACAAAGGAAAAACTAATAGAACGTATTTTGTCATGCCCAAAGGATTTTACCTATGATGAAGCAAAACGCTTATTCGGGATTTTTGGATACAAGGAAAGCAACAAAGGTGCTACATCAGGTTCCCGTGTTGAGTTTATAGGACCAGACGAAGAAGCTCCTTTCATTTTACATAAGCCACATCCCGGAAGCATTTTGAAATCATACGTGATAAAAGGAATAATTGAGCATATAAAGAAAAACAATTTGATTGAGAAATATAAACAATCTAAAACAAAGTAGTATGGGACTTTTAAAATACAAAGGATATTCCGGTTCTGTAGAATACAGTCCGGAAGACAATTGTCTGTTTGGCAAAGTGCAAGGGATGAGAAAAGCGTCAATCCTTTATGAAGGAAAGTCTGTAGATGAGGTCCGTAAAGACTTTGAGGAATCTATAGACTTTTATCTTGAAAACTGTAAAGAAAGAAATATACAGCCTGAAAAGCCTTATAGTGGGAAGTTAAATCTACGTATGTCACCAGACTTACATTCCCGTGTAGCCGCTTTTGCTTCCAGCACTGGAACAACAATTAATGAGTTTATCAATAGAGCCATATCTAAAGAACTTGAACACGAAATGGCTTTGTAAAATATTATACATGCAAAAAATAATACAAGAAATTAAATTTTTTCTTAATTATTTAAGAGAAGATCCATACGAATTTATTGCCATAGTATTAGGTATTTTTTGGCTGTTACTATTACTTGTTGGAAAATAATACCAGAAACAAAGAGAGGGTATGCGATACTCTCTCTTCCAAATCACTTACCATAACTTGTATCAATGACTTTGCAGCCATTTGTTCCGTCTTTCTCTGCACGCCTCTAAGGTAGGTGCACAATAAGAAAACACTCACCGTACAATAGAAATGCGCCGACTTTCACAAGCCAGCGCACATAAGAGCAATGAAAACACAAACAAGGAGTGTTTTCGGTTACAAAGGTACTAAAAAAACACAACTACAAAAAGTCTTTAAGCAACTCTTCATCACTAATAAAGCTATAATCTCTAGGATAAAACGTATTCGCTAATGCATCCATATAGTCAGGAGAACGTTTAATACGTTTTTTGATATCTTCTTTAGGCTCAATGATAATCTTTCCATTACTAAGGAACTTCCACTTGGTTTCGGTAGCCTCCTCCATTAACTGATCGCAGGGTGGGAGAGCGGCACCAAAACCATTTTTAGGATTAAGCCAGTCACGTAAAGCCCAATATAGGTATGCTCTCATATTTGCAAATTCATATTCGCCAGTAATATCGTGTAAGCCATCTGCCCCTTCCGAATATTTGCATGAAAAAGCGTTTGTAAATTTTTCTTCTAACAAACGAGAATAGACACCTGCTCCCTCTCCAATAGTATCAATAAATGCTTTTGCTCCTTTCTTCTTTAGATAGGGAATCATCATACCTACCACATGCATGTGATCCGCACGCCCGGCAGATTGATGAACTTCAAATTGAGAAACGTAGTTACCGTATCGCGGACAAAGCACACTGTTATCGCGTCCCATACCGGCAACGTCAACACCTAACTTACAAGATTTGGCTGGGATAAAACCATTTTCCTGTAACTCCTGCCAATTCCTGTTTGCTATTTCTATCCATTCATAAGGGATGAGAACATCTTCCGACACTTTAGGAAACATACCAAGTACCTTGACGCGAAACAAATCGTTAGGTCGGTATAGCTTACCTTCCCAATTGAAATCGCCTTCACCTTCGTTGAAGTCCGCTTGCTGGATAGGTGAGCACCAATTTATCACTTTGTCCTTAACCCATTCATAATCCACTTGACCGGGTATTACAATTTGCTTCTTTACTACATTTTCTGCATTTAGAGAGCTAAGTCTGAATTTTGCAAAACGTTCAGACTTCATAGAACGAGCCGCATAACCGGTAGTGATATTAGGATTGAATACTATGAGCATCCGAGAATTTCCCTGCAAGTTACCTTCTATTGCATTATAAACAATTTCGGATATACCTGATGCCTCCGTGATAACAAACATGGTATTTGCCGCATGAAATCCAGACCATGATTCAGTTGCATTGTCATCCGCTTTAAATCCTGTCAAAAACCATTCTTCATAATCCGTTCTTATATCATCAGCAACCAATCTGCCCGGACAACAAAAAGGAAATTTTGTCCTTGCCGCACGAATCAACCTTCTGATTTCAGGAGTCATAATATTTTTTACCTGTCTCCCTGTTGGTGCTGTCATGGCCACCTTAGTATTTCCAACAAGTATACCTCTTTCATTAAATCTAGGCGTAAGATACATAAAACACAACGAAGCACAGGCTGCCACAAAATCTTTTCCACGAGAAGTTCCACTTGCGACAGCAGTCATAGGGTTATATTGAACAGACTCAATAATAGATTGCTGATCATGGTCTAATCTTGCACATAAGGCATCACGGACAAATTTATTCCAATCCTTCGACCAATACGCTATAATTTCACTTATGAGTTTCTTTCTTTCATCATTTGTTCCCATTCTTATATGAATTGGTTAATAATTTTAAAGCATCTACCCAATCATCATTAGTAGCATTTACCTCTTGTTTATCTTTCCATTCATTTGGTCTACGATTTTTTAACCAAAATATTTGTGCTGTTGTATCTCCCGCAATATGTTTTTTCGTTTTTTTCACCACAGTCGTTTGACCAGATCCATCCTCTCCTATTTTCACCTCAGTTGTAGTTTCCTCGATATCATAGCCAATGGCTCTTTTATATAGAGCACTCTCTACTTTCATGTCAGCTTCTTCCTTACCTTCTCTCAATAAGTCTACAACTTCAGGATGCTTTTTTAATATACTTTTAAATGTCGTAAGTCCTATTCCAAGACGTACACATAAACCTTTGTTATCAGCTCCATTCCTACAGTCTGCTATAATAATATCCTCTTTACCTTTTATATATTTATCATAAAGGGACATTCCTAATTTGGGTCTACCTCTACCTGCCATATTACACCTCCTTGTCTTTTATTTCTTGCAAATAAGCTTTGCAGATATCAACCATACGAGCAAAAGCAACAGTATTGCTCTTTATATTAAACTTCTTCTTTACTTCTGTAGCTACCTTTATAAATTCTTCATAAGAACCTACAACTATCGAACTATTTGCAGATATTTTCTGTTTTTCAAGTTCAGATAGAACAGCTTTGACATCATTACTCCTACTTTCTGTAAACAAGAACTTCATTTCCGTAAGCTCTATATCCCCATCATTAATAGAAACGGTAGGGATCTTATCTGTATCAATAAATTGAATACCGTTAAGACCAGAGAACTCTCTTGCTTCAATAGTGCGCATCTCACTATAAATTTCCTTAAGCATTTGGGCATCATCTTTTCCTACTAAAGCATTATGACTAAGCACATAGGCAATCTGTTTGTCTTTATCAACCTCTTCAATATACAAGATTAGAATATATTCCAGTTTAGCTTTAATAGCAGCTTTTAAACGATGATTTCCCGACAAAATAAGATATTTCCCATCATCTCGTTTCATCGCGAATGGAAGCTGAGATAAAAAACCGTCTTCAGCCACATTTGCAGTTAGTCTATCCAGTGTGGATTTTTCCATATAGTGAGCATTCTTCTCCAATGGAACGCAATCATCTATGGGGCTTACATATGCTAACTTATACGGAGCAATCAATTTGTTTACATCCCCCAATTTCTCTTGAATAAGATGAACATCTTTCACTTCTTGTATTTTTTCAACCATAATTTATATAAATCTTTTAATGAATCATCTAAAAAATTAGCAGAATACATTAGTTTGCCTTCATCTCTCCTGTCAAGATTGAATACACTGCGGTATTTCATACTTACTGGTGAAGATGTATACACAGTTGTCTTAATCCCTTCATAATAGTGACCCATTTTTCTTGCAATGAGCATCCTCACATCGTGGGACTTAGTAAGCATAATCAGTAATTTACTAAGCCTCTGTGTATTTGAGTTTACAACAAAATCACTCTGCATAAATATCTTTTCAAGTGTAGATAACTGTTTGCTGAAAGAAGTAAATCCAAACGCTTTACCGTCAGCCATAAATACCATACCTAAATCTCCACCAGTTGTATAATTAACCTTGTTTGCCATGTAAAACGCTTTATAATAATTCACATCACTAACTGAACATAATTTTACAGATAGTGTAGTAATATCTGTAAATTCATAATCTATAGGTAAAATGTGAATACATGATGGATTTACATTTTTATCGCGTTCGATGTAATAATTCTTGTTTTGATTTACGCTAGAGTAAGTGTATATAGGATTCTTGCCTAGCCCCAAGTTTATTTTGCCAACAAGGAAGTTGTCTATCTCCTTGAAATATCTATCAGAATAGATGATGTTTTCATCATTCTCAAGAAGAGTCTTGAATATACTTCCGCCCTCTTTTGGATCAAAGACGTTATAAGTAGCGTGCATATAATTAAAGCTTTCTTCGACATAGCTAAACATCTTCTCATACCCTCCTTTATACGTAGGAGGAAAGCTTATACCAACACCTTTACCTTTTTTACTTTTTAGGAAGTCAAAAAAATCACCATAGAAGAAACTTTTAATATTAAAATTAAGTGCGCCTTTTTCAATCTTAGATATAGTATTATGATAATAAACTTTTGATTGCTCAATAAAAGCGTTAAACATTTCTTCTTGGTAATCGTTTTTCCTTTGGTGAAAGTTTGATACTCTCATTGCAAACATTACTTGAATAAGTTTTTTGTATTTAGTGTCATCCCATGTGTCAAAAACCATACGTAATTCAGGATTCACAACTTCAATATCAGTATTTGTATCAAGTAATAGATCAGAAATTAGTTTGGAATATAAACTTACATCATTAGAATGTACTGTGTATCCCATAGCTGACATGATTTTATCGGTGGTGTAGTTTCCTGAACATCCGATAAAAACATCTTTGCCTTTTACTCCTTTCATCAAATCCTGAAGGAGCAGTTTAACTTCCGGTGGTGTCGTTCCTGTAAACATATCTTTAGGGTGTATATAACTTCATATACATTTTGCGTTAAGCCTGCCAAAAATACGCTCGGCAGGTACTTAACACAAAATTCAATCATCTATAAGCCACTCACAAGAACACTTATGCAATCTATTCGGCTTCTTTACAGTCGTGTCAGATGGCAATTTCCATCACCCCGTAAACTACACAAGCTTTAATGTTTTTGCTTTTGCTTATCGCTACTATAAGGGTTGAGCGGAAACAGGGAGTCGAACCCCACTCTTTGGCTGGAATACCAACGCTCTACCGATGAGCTATTTCCGCAAACGCTCGTCTTTCCGAGCTGCCAACATTATGAACCGCCATGTAGCCACAGTCAACATTCACATGATTTTGTGAAGATCCACCTTGATTGATACCCTTTGGACTTATATGGGTTTTACCATACTCTCTCAATCTACTATTTTCTTCTATATATCGGTTGCTCCCATAACAACCTCAAATTTTAGAAAATGGTGCGTTCATTGATACAAGGCTGTGGGAACTCAAGGATTCGAACCTTGTTCTTCGGATTTTCAGTCCGACGCATAGACCATCTTTGCTAAATTCCCTTTTGCCTATGCTGTCAAACCACCGCTTGCTTGGCAAATCTGGCAGCATTCCATCAAACGCTATTGATGGTTGGCTAATAATTCTGGGTTATCGTATATATTTCCTTTTATTTCATATTCATATAAAACGACTCCATGTTCATGCCCATCATTCCAATCTGAGGAATATACAAAATCTGACACAATGTAACCTTTATAAGTTTTATGTTTTATACCAAAAACTCCGTTATCAAAACTCACTTCACCTATAAACCCATAGTCATATCCATCTGTAACTATTCGTTCAACAATGTCACCCTCATATATTTCTTCCCCATTCTTGTCAAGCAAGCCTGTGAACTGACCAACAGAGTCTTCCTTCACTTGCTCCCAATCGTCAAGTGTACCTCCTTGATGAATCATTGGAAAGTGGTCGTCATCGTCTTGAAATAACCAACCGATAATCCATTTTCCGCTTTCAACGTGTTTACCTCTAAACTTAATATTTCTTCTCATACTCAAAACAAACTTGCTTGTTCATACTTAGGTTCTTTCTTCTCAACAACTCCAAACTCTTTGATTTCAATACCTGTCTTTTCAGTAAGCCACTTAGCCAAAATATGCCGATGGCAGAAATCACCCGGTTTTTCGTAACAGCAGAGAGCGACATCTTTGCCTTCACTTAATGATTCGATTTGTTCGATTACCTTATTAGCATCTTGACTCGCAAGAATCCTGTCGTAAAGCTTAAGATACTCATCATGAGAACAAGGTCCACTTACCATATAGCGGGTAGGACAAACGTTCAACATTTGAGGAACGTTAACCATAAATCTAGGCTTACCAATGGCTACGCAAATAATTTTAATTCCAGCTTCTTTCAATTTTCGGCTATTTCCGAAATAACTTGTGTAAATTTTCATTGCTCTTTTTTTTATTTTTATGGTGTAAAGATATAAAATATGGCGTAAAAAACGCCACTTTTAGTCATAAATTTATTTAATTTGATGATTTTATTGTCTCAACTTTGTAACATTTCATCATGTGATCTGTTTCGCACCCCATATTGAAGATGTTACCGAGATAGTACTTTTGAGCTTCTTGCTCTGATAGGTTAATAGGAGTAACAAACCAGTCTTTATTACCTTGTTCGTCTTTTAAATACATTTTTACAGTTGTTTTCATTGCTCTATATTTTATCCGTTATACGCTGCTGTTATCTTTTCTGCTTTCAATTCTTTGGTAAGCTCTCCATTCTTGTAGAAGCGTACAGCAACAACTCTCACCGTTTCTGACAAGAACCGACCACAATCATTGGTTGACTTCACTTTTAGCTTGCTTGCCTTGGCTAAACTTTTTGTACGCTTCTTTATTGTGTTTTTGAATCCGAAAACATAATCTTCGGTATCAATCTCAAATGAATATGTAGTGGAATACATCACTCTTTGAAGCTCTTTTGTTAGTTCTGTTACTTTGCTCATTTGCTCTCTTCTATTATTAGTCGTTATTATTTCCAAGAAGTTCTTGTAAAGCAGACTTATATCCGTCCAACGCCTGTTGTGTATATCCCAATCTGAATTTTTTATCTGCTGAAAGAGAGTCGTTGTTCAATCCTTTTTCAATAGCTTCAATGTTTGCTTTGTAGTATCTGATAAGTTCTTCTGTTTTCATTGCTCTTGACTTTTACTTGTTATTAATAGGTGTTATTTTGATATTGTAAAGATACAAATAATATATTGAATATCAGTATTTTACATCTTAAATATCGCAAGCTTAAACTTTGTTTAACTTTCTATATTTCAACGTGTTACCAAATTTTTCAACGGTGGTGCCGCTCCGCTTGTTGCCTCGCCGGGATAATTCGTTATTAAAATCTATTCAATACAATTTGCTCTGCTTCCAGAAAGGTATTAGCCCATTCTTTTTCGTTGCAGCTAAAAAACGATATGTAAAAACTCCCTTTGCAGCTACCAATAAATGCTACTTCGTGGCTACCTATGTAATAGTGCGCTCCATCTGGTTTATGATACGTTTTTATTTCTTTCATTTTTCTTTCCTTTTGTGCGATTACTCGCGGTTAATACTTATTTCCCTTGTAATCCTGTGTGGTAGCCATCAAGCCATATTAACAACTCTTTTGGGGTGTAATAGCCGCTTATACGCTTGTTCGGGTAACGTGTCGTTATTTCTCCGTTGTCGCCATCCGCCAATATTATAGCGTATGTATGTTTCGGCAAACTCGATGGATTGAGGGAGAAACCATTTGCCCTGCAATATGATTGTAATTGCCTTAACGCTTCTTTCTGTGTTAGATTCATATTCTTATGGTGCTGATTTCAACATATATTTTGATAAAAGGATGGATTTGCTTTTCTCTATTTCGCTATTGGTATCAATACCAATTTGCTGGTAGAACCCGGCATTACCAGAAAGACATTCATACGCAATTTTCAATGTTCTGCGTTCTTCTTTGGTAAATCCAATGCGAAAAGTGGAGGAAATTGCTAGTGCGGCTTTTAAATCACCGCACTGGAGTAATGAAATCGCTTTATTGGTTTTCGTTTTCATCTCCCCACAACTTTTTAGCAAGTTCGTAATTCTTTTGTGCTTCATTAACTGCTTTCTTGGCATAAGTAAGAGTATAAGCATGTTCACGCGGATATTTGCCAGACTTTACACCTTCATGGTATTCTTTCGCTTGTTCCAACTTGTGTTCGTAGAAGTCAATGCTTTCCGGCATAGACAAATTGATCGTGTTGGCACGTTTCTCCCAATATTGGGCCACTCTTTCATGTTCATTTGCCTTATCACTGAACTCAACGCTTTTACCCATGTTGTTCCAGGCATCATCTATCATTTTGCGATGACCTCGTTCACTATGGTGCCCTACTTTGATGGGCTCGCCTAAAGAAAGAAAATCTCGATGTTTATTCGATTTCTGAAAATACTCATTACTTTTTTGCACTGCTGATACGGCCCATTCACGTCTGCGTTCCGCTCTTTGCTTAGCCCATTCTTGAACGTTAAAGCCATCAGCCCGGACGATGGAGTAATAATAAAAACCATCTTTCTCGAGAATTAGATTGAAAACGATGCTTTCGTTTTCTTTGCCATACTTGGTGGTAACTAGAATTTCTTCACCTTTTTTGTGCATCTCTTCGCACTTTGCCAAAAACACGTTTGGCGCAAACTTGTAATATGTGTTCATTGCTCTTATGTATTAAATTGCTAACTTTAATATTTCTATATCTCGAATAAGTCTATTGGCTCTCTGCCTTTCATTACTTGCAAAGTCTTCATTACAGATACTTTCGTAGAATGCCGCATTTTCTTCTGCTTCTTTTAACGACATCTCTTTGCGTTCTATCAAAGACTTTATTGTATCAATATCATTGCTATTAATAATTTCTTCTAAAGCTGTCTTCTTTGTTAATTCGATTGTTGCTTTCATTGCTCTTGTCTTTTAATTGTTAGTAATATTGGTTTCTTTTAAGTATTGTAAAGATACTCATTATCAATGAATTAGCCAAATATTTACACAATTATTTTAGTCGTAAAATACTCATAACCAAAGATTTAACTTTTAGAGTAAAACAGCAAACATAATACAGATGATGCATCGGAAATGGTTACTTTGTATAGCTCAACCATTTCCCTTTTTTAATTTATCTAAAAACTTGCTATCCCCTAAGTAATCAGCACTGATAGCCTTCTTGCTTTCGATAATCTGCTCTAAAAGTATTATACCTTCCTTTCTTATTTCTTCAGTTTCATTATAACCGCAAGCGTTGTCAACCATTATCTCTATGTTTGATTTGGGTTTAGAAAGTTGTTCACAGAGAATTTTCAACCGCCAGTAACAGAAATCAATTGTGGATATGTGTTCTAACTTGTTCATAATTCTATATGTAAATGATAAGTATTAATAATGGCAAACAAATAAATAGCCACAGTGATGATGCTGTCTATACATACAGCCCAACTGCCAAGGCTTTGAAATCTTGATAGGGATAGAACCATAACCGCCAAAAAACAAACCCATTGGCTTGTCATTAGTCCTGCCATTAATGTTATCCATCCAAAAATATCCAGAACACTCATTAGAAGAAGCATAGGATGCTCTTTTAAATATGCCTTTATCTTTTCCTTGGGAAGATATCTATATTTGTATGTGCGGGAATATACTCTCTTACAGTTTAAGGCTTTCATAATTTCATAGAAAGCAAGAAATCCCACCAATAAGTAAAATATGTGCTTCATTGCTTACTTCCTTTCAACAATTCCGGGTTATCAAACACATTACCAATCACTTCGCATCTATCGCTGACATACCACAATGGGGTAAAGCCACATGCCTTGTTCTTGTAGCAGAACATTCCTTTATGAAATAGTACTTCAACTGTAAATTGGCAGGAACTTTCGCTTTCATGAATCAGTATTAGATCATGTTCGAAGATGCTATTACCGTTCTTATCGGTTATTTCGCTGAACTGACAGACTCTTTCAGGAAGAACTACACAAGTTGTCTTTTTTGGAATAGGTTCAGCATCTTCAACGAGTGTAATAGTTGGGTAGTATATTGGATATGTTGTCAAAGATCCTTCTATCCACTGTCCTGTTTCAAATTCTTTCCCTCTGAATTTTATTTCACGTTTCATAATCAATATCTTTTTCCGTTCAACATAGGTCTTAATTCATTGTATCGCATCTTCTGCTCAATGAACCACTCAATATCTATACAGTTGAAGCGACAATAGACAAATATTTGCTCTATAACGTTGTATATCCTTATGTCCAACGGAGAACATTCATCTAACAACTCTTGACATAAGAAATAGGCAAATTCGGGAATAGGCTCTTTGAAATCCTCTTCATCCCATCCCGGTGCATCTATACTATCCAATGTAGGAAGATAAATTTGTTTCAGTCCGACAAGATCAAGGCAACGAATCACAGTGTCACTTAATTCATCTTCGTATGAATCTTTGATATATTTTTCAAAACAATACTTGAAATTGACATCATCGTGCGGTTCTTCATCCTCATAAGAAGACTTGAAAGATTCTCTGTCGGCATGTTTCCCTTTTCTATCTGCTTCCACAGCTTCCATAAGCTCGGAAATGACAAGACAAAGAAGATGTTCATTACTCAGCTCCTTATCATGGAAACCGTGCTCACAGGCTGTCTTATAAGCCCTATCACGAAGGGCGTTCAAATTAATATTATCCATAATCATATCAGTTTTAATGCTTCCTGTAATCCGGTTTCAAGTGCTTCTTCATAAGTGTCCCATTCACCACCATCATTAGGTCCTTCATAAACAGAACTAGTTATATGAGTTCCATTGTCAGCTTTAGAGATTTCGTATCCATAGCCACAAGCACAGTTATATACACATATATGAATATTTTTGATTTCACGTAACCACTTTTGGGCGACGGATTGCGGAGGAACAGATAGGTATTTATAACAATGATTCAAAGTGGAAACATCTATGAGATATTTTCTTTCATTGAACCCTTTCTCTTTCAGCAGTTTCGCTGTTTCTAATGTTACAAATTCTTCGGTCATGGTTATTCTCCTTTACACTCTTCACAATGTAATTTATAAGCATGGGCAAACATCCCTAACGTAACAGGATCAAAGTGAAAATCTGCCTGTTTCCCTTCTATGACAACTGAAACACATAATTGACCATTGCAAAAGTTAATATATGCTTCTCCACCTCCATCCCCTCTAATGGAAAAGGTTTGTGTCTCTACACTATCCATGATTCTCCTCCTTTAGTCTTTTAATTAGGGCATCAGCGCAATTAAGCGAATATTTAGCGACTACCTCAGAATTAACACCATAGTCGTTTGCTATAACAACTTTAATAATGTCTTTTGCCAATTCGTACCTACGTTGTTCCCAATCAATGTTTTCACTAAAGAAATTAAGTTCTGACACCTTGATATACATGTTTCCCACCAATGCAGTACCATCATCATATAAATCCTTAATCTCTACAATTTCTCCAGTTGCTTTTATTGTTGCTTTCATAATTTATTTCTCTTTAAGATTTACCTCAATTGAATATTTGTCAGTTAGCTCGGTTTTTATTGCCTCCTTACATAAAGTCCATAACATGTTATAGCCTCCTTGACGTTTTATTTCATCGGAAACCATACATCGAATCCAGTTGTCCAGAGAAACATCATTTCCATAAGTATTATGGAAAACTCGTTTAACCTCCTCTCTAATGATAGGAATCATTATCTCCCTTATATCCTCTTTAGTCAACTTTAGTTCGTTGTGGATATAGTTTTTTACTTCTCTGTATCTATATTTACCCATAATAATTATCCAATAAGTTTACGATCTTGTTTATTCCTCCTCCGTTATTATACATCCTAATAACACACCTAGATATTTCATTCCAAGTTCGGAAACATGGTACACAATTTGTTTTTCTATATCTAACAATCTTCTATTCGCGTAACCAATAAACACCAACTCTTCCCAATCATCATCAGGATGATTAACAATATACCAGTTACGATAAACCTTGTATCTATTTCTTTTTATTTTACCACGCTCAAACCCTATAGCGTGTTCCATTTTTTCTATCTGTCTTAATGATAATTTTACATCATCCATAGCACTAATGTATTAATTCGGCCAATACCTTCTTTACAAGTTCATAGCGTGATAATTGCCAATCTTTCGCAATATCATCTATTTTATCATCATAATGATTGTCATAAACATACTGATTCAAGTTGTCAATAAACCCATCACCGTCAAGACCTTCATCACAATCATCAAACATATCAAGTTCATAGGCTAATTGGGAGCAATCACAGTGACTCACCCAGTCATAAATACGCCCGTCATAAACATTGGTCTGTCTGTTGTATTTTTCTCCAACGTGTATCACTTCACCACAAAATTCACATCTATGCTCTTTACGAGCGATAGGAGTTTTATATCTTAATACTTTTATCATTTTAATTCATTAATTAAAGCATCAGCACAAGCAATTACAAACCGAGCAATGCTTATAGGTATTGTATGTTTCTCTCCTTTCTTGTAATCTGTTTCCGAACTAGCGTAATCAACTATCGTTTTATCACTTAAAATCCCTTGCATCGCAGCTTTCGCCAATTCGTATCTACGCTGTTCCCAGTCGATAGCTGAATTTCCAAGATTTAAAAAGTCAAGTTCACACTCTCTGAATACCATATTATCACATACATATATGTTATCTCCACTATGTAACGCATTGGTATTTGTTTTCGGAATTACATCCACCAAAACCCCTGTTGATTTTACTCTTGCTTTCATATTTAATATTCTGATTTAATAATAGTACCAAATGAACGATACCTACGCCAAACCATATTTCCACGCTGGATGGTAATAATCCAATCACAAGCCTTAAAAACTTGTCCTACATTATATAAAAATGGTCGTTTTTGTATTTTTCTTTTTATTCTTGCTTTCATATTTAATCGAAATACATTACTTTCTTACCTATACATACTTTGAACCTTGAAAGACATTCGCTATGTTGTGTGATATGGTTAGGATTATATTTGTTAACAAAACATCCAGTACGTTTATGATATCTGACACAAGCATTTTCAGGAGATTTAGCCAATATCTCTTTTTCATCTATAAAATCAGAAAACAAATCATCTCTGTATGATACCTTATACCACTTCACTTGGCTTCTTATCTTTTTAAAATACTTTGCTTTCATTGTTCCTCCTTTGTTTTAATATCCGTTACTTTGCCACGACTGATAAAACACTGACCTATTCCCAAATCTAGTATGGCACAATAGGTATCATCTAAAATATTACAGCATTCCCGGGACAAGGAACATTCATTACAAAATCCTTCTGATGGTTCATGCAGCACTCCATCAATTATTATTCCATTCTTTATTTCCATACCGTTCATTCATTAGAAGTTACACCCAAGCACAATACTTTGTCAGAAACGCCTATATCGTCAAATTCCAGAGTTAAATACTCTGTATCGTAAGGGTAAGGGTATCTGCAATTTTTCAATTCTTCATCCGTCAATCTGCGTCTAATACGCATTTCTATTTCGTAATCATCGGAAAGATTCTCAATTATTTTTCTAAGTTGTCCTACGTTCTTTATTTCCATATTGTCTAATTAATTTAATTGCTAATAGAGGGTCTTTATCTCCTATTTGATTGATTAGCTTTGTAAATTTGTCTACTCTACCATAGTGTCTAACGCAAATAGCATTTGCCTTCATCGAGCGTCCTAATCCGTATAAATACTCCATGCGTGCATTTCTACGGATATTCTTCATTATCTTTTTTGCTTGTCTTAATTTCATATCTCAGTCTCCTTTCTGTTTAATCCGTTCAAGTACATCCCTGTTGGCTTCTAATATTTCATCGAAAGACGGGATGGGCATATAAGCGACAACATTATAAGTATATCCAGTTCCATATATGAGCCAAGATTTATTATTCTTATTATATTGAGCTACGTATACCACTCTATTGTCAAGAACGACTAAATATTCTTTGTTTTCCTCCGGCAACCGTTCTTTCACACTTATCCACGGAGATTGCTTGGACTGCCAGTCTGCACCCTTCTTAAACATATTCAGCATTGCTTGCCTTTGATAGACTAATTCACCTTCAATTACTATTGCATAGCTTGATATAAGCTCTTGCTTTGCTGCTTCTTCCAATGTCTTCATTGTATCTTATTTTAATTTTTCCTCAAACTCGGCAATGATACAGTCTGCATCACCGCCATGTATCCAATTCTCCAAAACAGAGGACAGAGTTTCAATGGCCTTCCGTTTCATTTCTTCCTGTGCCATTGCAACGGCTTTAAAAGCATTTTCTTTTGCGATAACCGGGAAGTTGGGATTGACTACCACAAAACTCTCACTTTCAATATATTCTTTTGACTTGCTCATATCTGATTTTTATTGAATTAAACTTGTTCTATCAAATCTCTGTTCGTCTATCAATTGAGGAACACCGGAGGTTAAATCCCAAAGCCGATATTCTTCAAACATTCGAGTTTCCGGATTCATCTTTAATGTCAATTTTCCAATATTTATAGTTGTTTCCTTTTTAGGGAAATACACATCAGTACCTCGGATTGTAAGCCCCCAACGGGTTATAGTTTTTGTTTTTGGTTCAAACATATTAGCTCCTTTCAATCTAGTTTTTAGTTAATTACCATTCAATAATATACCCTTTATCTCCGTGAAGCCATTCTCCAACATAAACCTTAAATCCTTTTCTCATAAGTTCTAATTTTAGCGAATCCGAGAAATAAACAAAGTGAGGATAAAATACTTTGTATTCATGGCGTTTATTAGCTGCCTCAATATTTTTGTATATTTCATCTAATGAGATAGATGTTTTTTCTAATAATTTTGCTTCCATATTACTTCCTTTCTTTATAGTTATTAATCGGTTTTTACTATTTTCCCATTATCCAATATCAAATATAACCGGCATTTATAGCTGACTGTATCCGCCCATTGGTGAGCATATTTCAAATACTGATGTAGCTTATACCTTCCGGGATTATTCATCATTTTATTTCTTATTCTTTTTTTCATCTTTATGTACTTTTACACATAGAACAAAATCTAAACCTTTTGCAATCCACAGCATTCCTGTGATATCTATCTGCGCATGCAGCAAAGAAAGTGCAGTTATGACAATCTCTTTTAAATTTTTTCTTTTTCTTTACTTTAGGATATTTCATTTCATTTTTAGTTTTGAGGATTATCCATTAAACTTAAACTCATCCATATATCCCATTTCTTTCAAGCGGATATTGAACTCTTCAACCGAATCATTATTAGGAATGAATTGTTCAAGAACATCGTTAAAAGGGTGCAGATAGTTTTTTAAAATATCATTAGCCTCTTCTTCTCCACGTTTCTTTCCTAATCGGTCTTTGCATAATTCTATGTAATCATCTTTTGTCATATTGTAGTGTGTGACTGTATCAACAATTGTACTAAACCTACAATATAAGCCGTTTGGCTGTTGGGCTATAAATGATCCCATAATTACCTCCTTCTAATTTTTTTATTTATCCACGGTTGATTTTACAATAATCTTATTATCGGATGATGGCATTACAACCACATTCCCGGCATCTGTGCTAATTTTTAAGATAGGATTAGAATTTGCGTCAATACCGGCTACTATAATCATATCTCCAAAAACATATCTTTTATCTTGTTCTAATTCATTCATTTCTTTTTCGTTTTACGCTAATTGTTTATCGAAAATCTTAATACACTCGAATAAATATTTTGCCACTGTTGGATTTACCGCATTGCCGATACTTCCAACTCTGTGTGACCAATCGGGAAACCCATCATCATTTCTAACAGTGCTATGCGCTGGGATTTCAAGAATCCTTTTTGCGCAAGTATATCCGACACTCGTATCTGATACCCACTGTTTAAATATCGAGTTAAAGCATCCATTGTTGCAAATGTCGCCTTGTAGTCCGATTTTGTTGGAGTAGGCAATAAGATAAAGTCTTTCCCTTTTGTGCGGGTATCCAAAAGCGTAGTTTGATATACATTGCCATTCCGCATCATACCCGATTTTGGAAAGGTCGCATAACACCTGTTCGAAGCCGGAAATAACGAGAGCTGGCGAGTTCTCAATGATGACGTATTTAGGTCTAATCTCCCGTACAATTCTATACATCTCACTCCATAAGCCGGATCGTTTCCCTTTAATACCTTCACGTTTTCCGGCAACGCTGATATCTTGACACGGAAATCCTCCACTAATGATGTCCACATATCGAAGCCCGGTTGTTTTTGTAATATCTGTGAATCTTTCTGCATAAGGAAATTTATTTTTTAATATTTCACCTTGAAATTTTTCAATTTCACAATTCCATAGGGTTTTAATCCCTGCCATTTCAGCACCTAATTCAAAGCCACCAATGCCACTGAATAAGGATCCATGAGTCAGTTTACTATGCTCCATTTATTTCATTACTATTTCTGTTTTGAACCATTTTCCTGATGTCTGGTAATAATGGTAATTATTGGAAATTAAATTCTATTTGTTATTTTGATATTTCGATTATTTTTTGTTCAAAGATCGGGCATTCTCTTCTGCCCAACAGGTGCGTTCCATGAAGCCTGTAGCATGGCTTTTCGGGAATCGAATCGTATTTACGATATATGGCACAACGGTGGCAGATGCGATGTATACCGTATTTCCCTTTTGCGCCGTAACATACCACAGGATAACCGTCAGCAGTTTTCATGATTTTCTAAACAAATGACTGAACGCATTATCCAAATCCAGGTCCAAATTCAGTTTGGACGGGAAAGATTTAATGTATTCGTACATCTTATAAGCGAGGTTGTCATCATCACCGCACCTGTCAATCAGTGTGAGCAACATGGCGTTCACCATGTCAGAATCATTGCCGAAGTTTTCCTGAGTGGATTCGCTACAATGATTCACATCACTTTTCAATCTCTTTATCGCGGCTATGGCTGTGTTGAAGTTTCTTTTTGAATCGTGTCTGAGTTCAAAGCCTTCCTTCTTGTATTTCTGCTGCATTTCTAGAAGGTTTGTCTCTAAAACGTCCGTGAGGACAAATACGATGTTGGTTATCGTATTCAGTTTGTCTGTTCCTTGCATGATCGTGTATTTTTTATCAATTATTTTATTTGATACAACCTATTTTAAAGCCGTACAATGAATTTTCCTGCATGAAAGTATCAACTACAAGCTTTCTTGTTGAAAATCTTGTCACGGGGCTGGGAATGCGGTCTATCGTTTTCTTTCTTCGCCCTGTCAATCATCTTTGGAATTTGGCGGCTACAAGAGGACAGTGGATGCGCAGGTTCCTGTCGCGTTCCGCTTCCCATTCACGTATCTTTATAAGCGTTTCGGTATTCATGATTCTTTTATTTTGTTTCATTGCTCTTATGTTTTATATATTTCTGATTTACAGATATAAAGTTAGCTAATTTGCCACTTGTAAACAAACATTACTTCTTTTGTTTACACGACTTTACAATTAATTAACATGCTAAAAATCAGATGTTTATATTATTACTGTTATACTTTAATTGTTCGCTATAAATTAGGCTACCCTCATGGTGACATCAGCATTTTTCTGGCTTTCTCATCTCCAGATTCCGCCCGACGTTTCAATTCGTTGTATAAAGTCAGGGAAGAATAACCTTCGGGCGGAATGAATCTTCTGCCATCTATCTCATCCTGCACCCTTTTCCGGTTTATCGCGTCCAGCTCATGATCCCTTTCGGGCTTGAACTCCTTGAAGAAGGCGTTGCCTATTCTTCTGGCATCGAAAGACGCGAATGAATTGTCATACTTCCCGGCCTTGTAGCGTGCGAAAAACAGCATCAGTTCGGAAAGCTTGTAAGCCTTGACTTGTGAGGCAAATGACTGACAAAAGATTCTTATCCCATCGGCAACGCCCTTTTCTTTGCTGTTGGAAGCCCCGAATATGCCGGACACCTGTATGTCAATCCAATATTCGGAAGAGCCACAGCCGTAAAGCGCATCATACTGCATCAGCGATGGACAGTCTGCCATATAAGCCCTTTCCGGGTTTTGAAGGGAATATCCCCACTGGACCGGTGAAAACACCCTTTCAACCTCAGAACGGTCTTTCCATCTGGTCAGCCAAGCCTTCTTCGAGGTCTCGCTTATGTTGTTGTAGCAAGCTAAGAGCGTAGGCGTTAACTTCCTGTTTGTCTGTATAATTGCGCCTATTGTTGTTTCCATTGTTCCGTTGTTTTTCAAGTTCAATTTTCAGCCATCGGGCAAAATGCGATTTTGCATCTTGGGGTGATTTAACAGTTTCTCCCTCGTTTTGGAGCTTCATAAAGAACTTCTCCAAATAATCATAAAAATCAGGAGGCGCGAAATCCTTATACCCACATAAACGAGTATTCATGCAGACAGCTTCCATCCATGAACTATTCGACTTCAATTCTTCATAGCACTCATCCAGCCCCCTTTCAAAAATCCCAGTCGGAATTTCTTCATACGCGCGCGGGGGAGAGAGATAATTATCTTTGTCTTTATCTTTGTCTAATGCGCGTACATTATACTGTAAGGGCTTAGGTTCTACTTTAGGTTCATGGTTAGGTATAAGGTTAGGTTCTACTTTAGGTTCAACTTTAGGTGTCAAATTTTGATAGCTAATCTGATACCTTGTTTTGTCCCGTTGCCCTTTTCCGCCTGATTTGAATGTAATAAGACCCGCCTGAACTAATCTGTTACGTGCTGATTTCATTGAGTTGACCGACACTCCCACGTCAGATGATACCTTTGTATCACTACGCGTCCAGCTATCCACCCAGCCTAAACGATTCGCTGTTTTTAGCAAGTAAAAATAAAGCCTCGTTTCACAGCAGGTAAATTCCCAGTCTTCGTCAAGAGACCAAAACCAATTAATCAGTTCTATATAAGTCATATATTTTTAAATAATGTCCATATCTACTACAGAAGTGTTTTATTATACCAAAAGGATATTACGATAGAAATAAAATAAGCTCTATATTTTCATTGTTTCTATTTGTGGAACTCGGAAACAACTACTCATACAGAGCTAAATTATATCTTTATCATACGAGAGTTCCACCAATCGCATTTATTATTTTCACGGTGTAAAGCTAATTAAAAGTGAAGTAAAAACAATCACTTTGTGCCTTTTATTTTCCCGTTATTAACTTTTTTTCTAATATCCAGTCTTATTTAACCGCAAAGCTTACTTTTCATAGCTTAGCAGAGTGCGTAATGCATCTAACTGATGTGTTGCTGAAGCATTAAGTCTATCTAGGCGGTCCACCAAAAATGATTCTTCTTCTGCGATACTGTCAAGTAAAGCATTTTGCACCTTTGCAGACAAGCAATTTTCCTGCGCTATCTTAATAATGGTATTTTGTATTTCATCAGATTTTTTCTTTCGAAGCATTCTTTTTGCTTCAGCAAGCATTTCTCCGGTCCTTACCACATATACCATAGTAGCCGCAATTCTTTCTTGTATTTCTACTGGATTATTCTGACATGTGATATTCAGAAAATCGCTTATTTCCTTAATTTCTTTCTCCATATTACTATTATTTATGTTACTAATAATATCATTTTACACACCATTTTTATACCCATATAACCTGAAATCATCGAGGATGATAGTTATTATTCTAAATCACAATATTCGCTTAGAACCAGTTATCTAATGCTCAATTCATACAGAAGTCAAGAAAAAACAGATTGCCTTTCTCTGCCTCGTATTCATCTATATGAGAACCACAAGATTTCAGTTCTGATACCTCATGCTTTAAATTTTCGTTTTCAGCTTGCAAGCGATAACATTCTGCTTTACATTGGGCATATTCCGTAAATGCCTTCAGCATTGCCATGTACTGATTATAATCTATCTCTATCTTCATAACGATGTGTTTTTACTGTGATAATTACTCTAAACCTACCGCCCGAATTGACGGTAGGGCGTCATAAATGAGAACGTTGGTTAACCCCCATACGGCACTTACGCTTTTTATATGTGGCAAAATATTTCTTACAAAACCTGCTCTAATAATTACTTAGGGCAGGACACTTCCACGTGTTTCCATTGCTCTTAAATTCTATTCCCTGACCTTGTTTATTGAAAGTTCCGGGAACTTATTTCCTTTCACATGCTCTGCCATTACATACATATAGCAGAAATCGGCTGCTTGCTTATAAGTTTCAAACTTGAAAACAACATTTGAACCCTTTTTTGAGACCTTGTATTTCATTGTATGAGTTTATATTGGTTTCATTATAGCTCCATTAAGACGCTGTGTAGTTCTTATGTAATCATCAAGAAGCTCTTGTAATATGAAGTCCGGATAAACGTTCACAACACCGAAACGGTCTATGTTCACCTTATTTACCGGATACCCCCTTTTCCTACACAGACGTGTAGCGTCATTGCCGAGCTTCGAAATGTCACTTACATAAATGGGGAGCTTATGCCTCTGCACGTATGCAGACATAGTGGAACACCCATATTCACCAATAGCTTTTTGGGAAAGTTTTTTAACCTCATCTTCTAGAGCGCCTAACCTTAGTTCTGTAGATTTAAGCCTGTTTTCCTGTTCCACATTGGTTTTGGCCAGTTGAAGAATCAATTCTGCCTGGCTCATTTCAACGGTTGAATTCAAAATATGATCCATTGCTCTATATTTTTATATTAAAGTATTGTGTTTTATAAATTAATCGAACGGTTTATCGCTGTTCTTATATCGTTACGATAATCACGGTTCCAATCATTACGTCCCATGCGTGAACCGTAATAGGAACGGTAGTTTCTATAGTCACGATTGCCGTACTTCGATTTGTATTCGGATGCACGCTTGGCGTTTTCTTCATTAATCTTTGCTGCTTCCTTTGCTTCCGCCCATGCTTTTTTAAGGCAGTAACTAAATGTAGCATTGAAGGTATGATTGAAAATGTAATGCGCTCTCTTCATTATGTCTGATAAATTGTAACGTTTCATATATTTAGGAGTTAATTGTTATTAGTTCTTTTATTTGATGTAAAGATAAAGAATATAACTTTATAAAACAAGATATATACTTTATAATATAAAGTGATTAACATGATTTAGTAAAGTACATTGCTTTATTACGAATAAAGTGTATTACTTTTGTATAATAAAAAAATAAAGTTATGTATAGAATACGAGAAATCTTAGAACAAAAGGGTATTACAGCAAAAGAACTAGCTGAAAAAATGGGATCAACTCCACAATATATTAGTGGAATTATACGAGAAAAAGACACTGCTTCTGTTAGGGTATTGTCTAATATTGCTCAAATATTAAATGTTCCCTTATCATCTCTTTTCGATGATTATCAAAACGAACCTTCAAGTAATTCAATAAATGTGATTTGTCCTCATTGTGGCAAGGAAGTTACAGTTAAACTTACTAAGCCAAGTACGATAGAATAACGTCTTACAATCTATACCTCTATTAATGGGCTTTTAGATTTTAAATACATACTCTGTTCTATTTCAGAAATAAAATCTTTCATTTGTTTTATATTATTAAACTTATAAAGATTGGAATTATATTCAATTAGAGCAGTAGTATGTATTTTTGACAAATCAATTTTTTGTATATCCAAATTTCTAAAGTGATTATTTATACTTACACCCGTTACCTTTTTAAAATTTTCAGAATATTCTAATACAATATTTGACAATTTATCTTTTACCTTATCCGATATAATATTATTGTACTTTTTTAACAATAAAGATAAATGATATATTGTTTTAGATGAAGTTTCTGCTATATTTCCAGATTTATATTTATTCAATCCAACTATGCACGCATTTATCTCTTTAGGAATAAAACAACAAGTAGCAGGAGAATATATTTTATTACCATTTTCACTAAACAAATCTTTATCTAATGACATATTAGTCATATATCCATACTTATTATTTTCCTCGTACCACCTTTTAAAATTCATATAATCATGCCATTCCTTACATACTGAAACTTTTTTATATGACTTTAATCCTTCCCCATCTTTGTAACATCTAAGTATCATATTATACCATGTTGTATATAGATAGTCTCTAATTAAATTTACGGGATTATCTTTTGTTCCAATAGCATATCCCACATCAAATAAAAAAGGATATGAATAGTCCCTTAACCCATTATTTCCTCTTCTTATTGTCGAAACATCTGTTATTTGATAATTTGATGTTTCTACAAAACAAACAAGATATTTAACTCTATTTTTAATTGTTTTTTCTTCAATAATAACATATTTATTGCCGTCTGATGCAATATATGTTTTTCCAATTATTAATTCATTTTCCATATTTTTCTATAATTATTTATTAATATAAAATTACTCAAATTTACACTAATGTCAAAATATTGCACAATTGATTATCAGCACTTTAACTTTATTTGTGCAAGTTATAACTTGTTACACAGGGAATATTACTACCTTTGCTATAAATATTAACCATTAATTATATGAGAATCAGAGAAGCCATAGAACAACAAGGAATGACTACACAAGATGTAGCTAAGAAAATGGGTATAACCCTAAGTGGGCTTAACCAGCATATATCAGGCAACCCTTCTATAAAGGTATTAACCAAAATAGCAGAAGCCCTCAACGTCCCCATGTGGCAGCTATTCGCGTCCCCGGAAGAAGTGCAACTTCCCTCAAACGCCCATTCTGTAAAATGCCCACATTGCGGAAACGAGTTCCCAGTTAGCGTGAATGTTGAACTAAAGCCAAAAAACAAAGATTAATAACTAAAAAGCCATGAACACCAAAGAAATAGATAAATCAAGCCTTGTGAAAGCCCATAAGCTTTTTGACACAGGAGATATCACTAACATTGAAGTCGGTACCATAAAAGGACTGTGTGATATACACAAATACCTGTTTGAAGGACTGTACAACTTTGCCGGACAAATCCGAACCTTGAATATCTCCAAAGGAAACTTCCGCTTTGCCAACTGCCTGTACCTCGATGCCATTCTTCCGGTAATCGAGAAGATGCCCGAATCAACCTTTGAGGAAATCATTGCTAAATACGTTGAAATGAACATTGCCCACCCATTCATGGAAGGGAATGGTAGATCAACACGCATTTGGCTTGATATGATCCTTAAAAAGCAACTTAAAAAGGTAGTGGACTGGCAAAAGATAGACAAACACCTATATCTTCAGGCAATGGAACGTAGCCCGGTGAATGACCTTGAACTACGTGCATTGATAAGCCAGGCGTTAACCGACCAGATAGACGATCGGGAAATCATATTTAAAGGGATTGAACAGTCTTACTATTATGAAGGTTATGAACCGGAATAATACTAGTTTGATGAAGAGAATAAATATAAGGGATGCGAATGCACCCCTTTATTATATCAACTAAGAATTAATAAGATTAATGATACCTTGCCTGCCAATTCCGGTAATCTTTCTATGGTAGATAATATGGCCATTGTCAGCAACCTCTTGCTTTATATCAAACCAGCCAAGGGTTGCGTATTTGGTATATGGAACCCATGTCTGATTAACCTTGTACTGCACACCAAGTTCTTTTAAACGGTTATTGAGTTCAATTGCCGATTTAAGCCCCAATTCTTTAGCAACTTCCGTACATGTATAGGTCTTATTTACATGGGTAAGAACAGCAACCTGTTTTTCGGCTTCAATACGTGCAGACCGTTCTTCTTTTAGCTTAGTGAGAAGTTCAATACCAAAATCCGGATTATTCAGTATCTGGTCTATAACGTTATCGGTAGCATAGATACCATGCTTTCGGATAGAAGGAAGAACTTCTCCACATACCCAATCTTGAAAAGGTTCTGCTTGTGGCTTGTCTGAACGCATAATAGCTTTGTATAGGTTAGATTCACTTACAAAAATAGCTTCTTGAGTTCTACCAAGCGAATCTATGACCTTAATCAAACTAACCCCATCCGGTTTCAGTCTATTCTTAGTGGATGTAATTTGCAGATCGAGTATCTTGCAAACATCCGCTAGACAAAATAAAGGTTTATCACTTGTTCCGGCTACACGAACTTCACCGAACGATTCATTCTTGAAAATCTGAATATTGTCCATAATAAAGTCTTTTCGTTTGAGGACGTACCGCACTTCTTCATGCGGAGATAAAAGGCGAAAGCCATGCAGGGGGTTGTGGCCTACACAGCTTTCTATATCTTAATCCTCTGATTAATTCTAAATTTAATAAGTACAACCCAATGCACTGCAAATATACGGATAATTTTCAAAAGTGACACTTTAAGAGCCATTTTTTAAGAAAAAAAAGAGAGGTGCAAATACACCCCTCTTATGAAGATACAGCATGGCTTCACAGCTTGCCGTATCTTGCCAATATATAAAAAGCGTAAGTACCAACCACATTTACATCATTATTATTCTGCAATCTGAAAACAAAATGTCAAAGAGCGTTCGCGCAAAATCAAACCTACATTTATATGTCTTTTAAATAATTATCCACGACATCAATAAACTCGTCAAGCGACTTGACAACAACGTACTTGTTACCATTCGCCTCGCATTCCTTTTGCCAGTCTTTTTGTACTGGTCTTTGGTATTCTCCCGGCTTTTTCATTTCTATACACAAAGCTCCATAGAAGCGGTTGCTCTTTAGAAGTATCAAATCTGCAACTCCGGGAAGCATACCTTCATCTTTCATATAAGCACCATTCCTTGCAGAACGTCTTGCCGCATTAGGAACAGCAAACAACATATTCCTGAGATGGGGATATTTTAAACGGAAATATCTAACACAAGAACATTGTATTTTATGCTCTTCATTTTTGGGCTTACTACGGCTGCTTGCCACACAAGCCTTGGATTTCATCTCTTCGTATGTCATAATTATTATTTGTTTATGTAGTATGGCATTATTTAAATCCCCATTCTTTCATGTAGTCAATGTTTTCAGGAAATCCTTCTACTGATTTAGGACTAAGGAATATTTTCTCACTTTCTAATTTCGATCCTCCCCATTCGGTGGGTGGACACTTTTCATATTCTTCTTTAGAAACTTCACTTACACAAAAATGTGTCTGAAAGCCATATCCTTGTACACTTACTCCTAAATAACCGAATTTACGTAATGCCCACTCAAAAGCAATATCTCTATAAAAGTAACGTTTGGAGAATACTGCTACATATATCTTATGTGTAAAATCCCCTGTTTCTGTCAAATCCGGATTACATCTGATACAGAAATATTTAATACGTGAAAGTATTTTTTCAACAAACCTTTCATGCTTTTCGCAATCTTCTTTCGTTAAGAACTCTGTTCCATCATTTGCAATGTAAACAGTCTTAGTAATTTCTTTTATTTCCATATTTTATTCATTACATAATTTCATAAAACACATCCATATCGTCTTACTTTGTCTACCAGTTGTATGTCCAAATAGAGGTTTGAAAGGAATAACAGACAAAACATCTGATGTTTTTATCTCGCTTTCATTCCATTTGAAGATAAGTGTACCATTCGGTTTTAATACCCTCATACACTCCTTGAAACCTTCATGAATAATACTTTTCCAATCATCAGGCAACTTGCCATATTTCTTTGCCATCCATGAATTTTCTCCAAGTGTTTTCAGGTGTGGTGGATCAAATACAACTTGATAGAAAGAATTATCTTCAAATGGTAAATTAGTAAAATCTGCGATAATATCAGGTTTTACCTCTATAGTCCTTATCTTATCCCTATCTTTGGCCGTAAGTGTTTCTGAACGTTTGTCAACAAATAACACATTAGGATTTTGTTTATCAAACCAAAACATACGACTACCACAGCAAGCATCCAATATTAATTTATCGTTTTTCATTTTCGTTACTTATTTGTTTCATCCCAATTAAAGGACCCGAAGCGTATTCTCCGGGGCACAACCATTATTTATTAACCCATGCCATTTATGTGTGGCTCACATTTATGAGGGGCGTAGGGGAATCGAACCCACCAAACCATAATTGGGCAGTGCCAGCAATCATGATTAACTTGCCGATTGAAGCTTCATAAATCAACAAGCCCTTACAACGTATATTGTGCACTTATCCATAATAAGGAACACAGCCAGTGCTTACGCCCCATATTCGCCCACCCTATTTTCACAAACCGAGCAGGCATAAAGTTTATAAGAAAATAAATCTAAAATTATCCTCACCGTCCGGTTCTTCGTCCGGCATATCATTACCGAAGTCCATAGGAATAAACCAATCTGAAATAAACTCTTCCATAGCTAGATTAAATCAATTATTTTGGTTTTAACAATCGCATCCAATCTCATATCAGACAAACCTTGTGAAAGGTGTTGTTCCATCAAAGTGTTTGCCTCCTTTAAATCCTTTGCACAAACCAAATTATAGTATTTCAATTCTTTTTCATTGCCGTTCTCATCAATCTGAATATCTACAATGGTAGCCTTGAAGAATGGCTTGTCTTCTGTCTTTTCGTTGATTATCTCAATGATGTTTGAACGTGAAATGGAGAAGACATCAGATTCCATATTATCGGATGCGTACTGTTCGATCCCTTTGGCTTCCGCTTCTGCAAAAAGTGAGCAGTCTGTAATGAAGTGTTCTTTTACTTCTTTTTCAAGACCGTCCTTGTTAGGTTTCATCACCTTTAACTTTACCTCGTAATACATATCATTCCTCCTTTGTCTTGTTACGTTCCTTAATCATTGCATCAGCAAACTGATATGCCATATCTGCTGTACTCTGTGTGTTAAAGTTACATACACTTTTTTCCGCATAAGGGTTGAACAATGTTACAACTCTGTTCCATAAAGTTCTTCTGCGTTTTGCTGTCATCATTATGCACTTCATTGCTTCAAGTGCAATATGATCTCGCGATATGTTGCTTTCCATAATCAGTTCTCTTCTTGTATTAGTCGTTTAATTAATTCTTTTTCCCATCCTTGAATAAATCCATTCTCGTCAATATTCATAATGATGTAATCGCCATATCCGTTTTCTTTCGGGCACATTACCTTGGGCACATAGCCGTTGTAAGAAGTGATAACCTCTTTGTTTCCATCGAGAATTTCACAAGCAAAATCATCGCATACTTTGTAATGGATATTGGCGGTAATTCCTTGCTGCCAGTTTACTATCTTACCTGCTTCGATTTCAATAAGTGGTCGCCAACGCCAATTCTCGCCATGCAGAACTCTGTGTTGTTCCCCTACATATTCAGCGCATGGAATAGTAGGTTCGGCAGCAGGACTCTCTAAATCTTCGCAATTGGTATCATACTCTCCGTTTACTTTCGCATCGTCCCAATAACGTACACCAGCATCCACTTTCAAGTAGATTGCTTCAAACTCTGTTGGTTTGTTGATTGTGATTTTCATTTTCTTATTATTTTGAACATTGTAAATAAGTGGAGCCACCATCGGTACTTACACATCTGACTACAAACTGTGTCCAAGATTCTTCGCTGCATTTCGTTCCAGGTGGGACTTGTACGGCAATATCCATATCGTCAGTTCCGTATTCATCAACGATTTCTTCTAACTGTTTTATAAATTCTCTAAGATTCATTTTTTATTTTGTTTTTAAGTTTCTTACTAATTTTCCTGCATTGCCTTGCTTTATCCAGCTCACAAGGTTTCCGGCAATACTTGTCTATAAGTCCGGCACATCTATCAAGAAGGTGGATTAAATTTTGTATATCTGTTTTGCATAGGTCCATAACATCAGAATGGCAAATCTTCCAAATTTTCATCCACTTGTGCTGTGGGTGCATTTACAGACGAAGAAACGTTTTGCACTTCATAAGGCTTCATGTTACCTATATACGGAACGGATTTAAGCTCGTCCTCCGTCATGCGTTCGCGAACTTCTTTGGCGAGCGACTGTCGTATGCTGTGCGTGTCACCATACTTGCCGGGCGACTGGTTTTCCCAAGCGGTGGAGTCAATGTACGCGCCTTTGGCTTTAAGGTTATCATCTGCCGATATGAAGATGTTATTGTCTTCAATAGGTATGAAAACACCTCTTTTTGTAGATGTCGCGCCTTTTACAGTTACAACGCAGGAGTTTTTAAATTTTAGTAAATTCAATTTTATGCTATAATTCATAACTTAGTATATATTAAAGTTCTATCTTGTCAAAGTCAATGCCGTGTTCATTCATGAAGTCACCCAAGGCAATGATATTCTCACGAGTGGTGGTGACTTTGAAAGCTCTCGTTAACAGTTCAGGCTGTTGTGCTTCGGGCTGATTAATAAAAGGAGGTTGCTCGTTGGCTTTTTGTCCTGCCATGGCAAACGGATTGATCGGACGGGATTTGACTTGTTCTACTTCAGCAGCTTTACGGGCTTCTTCAGCAGCCTTTCTTTCCTGCTCTGCCTTGATACGCGCCTCTTCTGCTGCTTTGGCACGCTCACGCTGTTCCTTCAGACGGTTGGCATACTGGATGGTGGATGTGATGTTGAGCATATCCATATAATAAGTACGGAGGACATCGAAATCCTCACCAAACCCCTTCAGCGTGGAAAGTTCGTTCTCAATCTTAGCAAATATGGCATCAATATCGTTGCATACAGACTTCATGCTTGCGGATTTGTTGAGCCACTCCGGTTTAAATACCTTGTTGAAATCCACAAGGTTAACATTCAATCCATCAAAGTAAGTCTTGATAGTGGCTTTCTTCCTATCCTTGTATTGCTGTTCGTTTTGCTTGACTACCGTGTCAATCTTGGCAGAGCACTCGCCGATAAGTTTCACGGTTTCGGTTACAACGTCCTTGAACTCTCCAAAGGGCTTCATAAATTCCTTTTCGATTTCAAGCCGTTTGGCATTGAGGGCTTTTGCGGCTTTGTTCAGCGAAGCCTTGTCTTTCTTGGCTTGGTCGATATTATCGTCATTGTAATTGGATATGTCGTACATGGGCAAAGCTGCCTTTACCATATCTCTGATCTGTTTGGCATTGGTAGTAAGGCTACCTAACGTCTTTTCACTAACAACCAGTTCGAGGTCGTTTTCTTGGATTGCTATTTGGGTGTTCATCATTCTATCGTTTTTTTTGTTATTAATCCCATCCTCCGTTATTATACATAGACAAGTCGGCAGAATCTAAATTCGTTTTTTGAATAGCCTCTAAAAGTTTTTTCTTTGTTTCTCTGCACATATTATAGCCATACCCTTTATATCTATATGTACGTTCCCATGTGCTAATAGGGAATGGAATATTTTCGTCTATTACCAACCTTTTCATGTGAAGATGCTCGAAAAAGTTTTCATGATGGAGTAGCCGGTATTCGTAGCCAACGATTTCTTTTTGAGAAAAAGGAATATCATCTTCTTCGTGGTTGTATTGGGGCTTCTTGAAATAAGCCATTTTCGCAACAGTGAAATCAAAACTTCTAAGAATTTCCTCCGGTGTGCCAAATTCGGATTCGATAAACTCGATCCAAACTTTTTCACCATCTTTCTGAAAAGCACATACCTTTTCATTCCGATACTTAAATTTCCAACCGTCTTTCACATAGCTGTCGCTATTGAATAAATCTACTGCATCTTGGAAGTCATCGTTGCTTTCAAAGAATACATCTATATCCTTTACACGTTCACCGGAAAGGATGTTTTTAAAACACCCACCTGCAATGAACCCGTTGTGACCTTCCATATACCTGTCAAGCCATCTGATTTGCCAAAAGTTGTCAGGGGTGTTTTCTTTATAGCTCGTACTCATCGCTCTATTGTTTTTAAATTTCTATTTCTGAAAGTTTCATGTTGCTCTTTTGTTTTAAGCCATTGCAGGCATCTCTTGTTTTCAGGTACAGTCAATTGTGCAACAACCCCAAGCATTTCATCAAATGATAATTGATCTGTACTTTTATCTTCAACGTGCACATCAAAACATCCGTTATCTAATTGTTTAATTATAATATCCGGTTTCATCATTCAATGTCTGCTATTTGGTTAATAATATCGTCTGCCATACGAATGCGTTTCTCCATTTCTGCAAAAACATTTTCATCTGGTAGTATGCGAACAATATGGATAGGATCTTTTTGGAAAGGATTGTAAGCAACAAAATCCATCCAGATTGCATTACAGCACATCATGTGAGCCATACACTGATAGAAGTATTCATACTTGACTTTGAGGAGCGAATCATTGTCATAAACTTCACTCTTATATTTCATAAATGTGTTCTGAGACGGACATTTTATCTCAATACATCCACGCTCCCCAGATTCTTCATCATAAAAGAACCCGTCAGGACTACTGGCAAAGTTGGGGATAGTGGGGTGTTTACACGACCCCACTTCTACAATATGCCTTCCTGTTAACCTTGAATACAAATCACGTGCGCTTGCTTCCTGCTCTGTCCCGAATCTCATTGCTTTGCTCTCTACATTAACAGCAGACAAATACTCGGCAAACGCAATATCATCGTTTACAATCTCAGGATTCATAGCTCTTTCTGCCGCAACTTGGAAAATGTAATTCTTGGCAGTATCGCTGAACATGTCACTTCTGCCGCTTTTCATAAGCAAGCCGACACTACTACCAGTAATGTTACCAAGGCGACATCTAAACCAGTCAAGTGACCTTTGTTCTGCATTTTCTATCATAACAACGTTTTTTGAATAGGTTTATCATTTGCTTTAGTTTGGGGCTGATTTACCGGCTGTTCTGCTTTTGGTTGTTCTTCAACTCCTGCGGCTTTTGCTGCGATTTCGGCAAGTTTATTAGCTTTTGCTGATTTATCAATAATTTCCTCATATTCTGCATCCTGAATATCTTCAACTTCTTCCTTGGTCAAGAATCCCATTGATATTTCAGGACAATAGGCGCGTTGCCAGAAAGCAGCCGCACGATAAGTAAGCATCAAATTTGGCATTGTAACCCATTTGCTTCCGGACTTTGTATACCACCCTTCCTTTATTGCCATTTCAATAGTTATCGGATCTGATTCAAGAACTTCTTTAGTAGAAAGTTCAGTGGCATAAGCAATACATTCAATATTATCCACATCAGTACCATCGAACTCTTTTACAACGATTGTATTGCGTCTGTTTGTAGCATCCCACACTGTTTCATTGTATTTTACTTTACCAACCTTCCCAAGCGTTCTTTTCCGATATCTGAGTGAAGTATATCTGCCACTCATATTAATGGTAGCGATAAGGAACTTGCTTGACCATGACGGGTTTCCCTTGACAACGTAGAGATTCTGCATTATCATTAACGGATTAGCATTCATTCTCATTGCCATATCAAGCGCAATCACACAATTTCCTGTATTCCCTTTATAAGCTTCAGGAACAATTGTACTTTCAGTGTACATCTTGGCCATGCGCTGCATGACCTCAAACTGTTTCACGGTTTGTCCTACTGGTGTCATTGCAAACTCAGCCGCTTGTTTGGCCTGAATAATCTGTAATTCTGTAACTTGATTGTTTTCTTCCATTGCTCTAATATTTAAAAGTTTAACAATATCTTGATAACCCCTGCGCTAAGCAAAGGCTGGTTCTTTCTTCTTCTAAGATTTTATCAGTATATCCTGACGAAAGCTTTGAAATGTGTAATTTTAAATTCTGATCAATCTGTCCTTTAACATCGGATATGTCTTCCTTGATAAGCTGAATAATTTCTTCCTTAGACGAATACCCGTATTCAGGAAGATATTCAAGTTTACATGATTCAACTTTTTTCAGTTCTTTTTCCAATTGATATAGTTCATCATACATTCTGTTCTCTTTTATAGGTTTCATAAACAATGCCTACAGCAGCCAACAATTCTTTCATTCTTGAATTTTTCTGTTCCACGGCATCATACATGGATGCTTTAAATTGAACTTCAACAGCATAACTGGCAAGTTCTTCGTGACTCATAGCCAACAGTTCTTCTTTTGTTTTCATTGCTCTTATGTGCATTTAGTTATATATATTTTACTTTTAGTATTACATCTACCGGATTATCCTTCATTGAAGAAAAAGCGTCAAGTACCTTTTCCTTAATAATCCTAATCGGAATGTCTATAATTCTTTCCTCTACAACTGAAACAGGAATCTTACTACCATTATATGTCAACAGTGTAATTGATTGAATTACATACGGACGTTTTTTATTCATCTTCATGTTCTAATCTTTTACTATGATTCTCTATATATATTGAAGAACAAGAAAAAATAAAAAATGAGATCCAAAACCAAACATTATCAGGATTGGCAAGCAATATTACCATAATCAATGATAAAGCCCAAATAGTTAAAATCGGTGTTCTTTTCATAACTTATTGATTATCTTTTTATTACGATGTAAAACTACTTTATTTTTGACTTTTACCCAAAAAATACACCTTGAAAATATTTGTCATTAACATGATATAACAGTTTGATAA